TCCAGAATTTATAGGAGACGTTACAGGAGATGTTACAGGTGATGTAACAGGTAGTGTAGAAGTAGAAGCAGCAGAAGGTATCGTTGTCGATCCTAATGCTTCCGTTGAAGGGTTGGATCAAACTATTAAAGTAGTAGTTGACACAGCTGCCATCAGTGCTATAGGTACACATAATTTGGCAGTAACTCTTCCAGATAATGCTGTTATCTTAGATGGTATGGTTGATGTACTCACTACTTTTACTAGTGCTACAGATGCAGCTACTATTGCACTACAAGCAGAAGCTGCTAACGATCTTGTAACAGCTATTGCTATTAGTGATGTTTCTAATCCTTGGGATGCTGGTTTAAAAGCTATCAAGCCTCTAGGAACAGCAGCAACTGCAATTAAGACCACTGCTGCAAAAGTATTGAAGGTAGTTATTGGAGTTGAAGCATTAACTGCTGGTAAGCTAGTATTGATTCTAAGGTATGTAGTAACTGAGTAATCAGTAGCTGCTCCTGAAGGAGGTAAAGATAGTGAAGAAATTGAAAGTAAAAGGTGTTATAATTTCTAATGAGTGGAAATGGATCTACGATTGGTTTGGTTATGACTCAACTTGTCCTAAGGATATAGAAGATGCTCTTGAAGGAGCAGAAGGAGAAGAAATTGAGTTAGATATCAATTCTGGTGGTGGAGATGTTTACGCTGGTTCAGAAATTTATGTCCTTCTCAAAAGCTATAAAGGCAATATCACAGGTAGGATAATGGGTCTAGCTGCTAGTGCAGCAAGTGTGATAGGTATGGGATGTACCAAATTGTTAATGTCCCCTACTGCACAGTTAATGATCCATAATGTTTCCTCTGGTGCACGTGGGGATTATCGTGACCTACAACACAGTGCTGATGTACTGAAAGGCTGGAACACTAGTATTGCTAACGCATACCAGTTGAAAACAAATATGGAACAAAAAGATTTGCTCAAGCTGATGGACAAGGAAACTTGGATGACAGCACAACAAGCTTTAGAGAGCAAGTTTATCGATGAAGTAATGTTTGATCATAGTAATCAACTAGTTGCATCGTTTGATGCTCCTACGGCTGATGGTATGATCCCAGCTAAGGTTTTAGAGAAACTACGTAACAGTGGCTTCTTTAAAGGTAATACACAAACACCAGTAATGAATAATGTACAGGAAGGAGTGAAAAGCATGGGCTTTGAAGAAATAATGTCAAAATTGTCTGAGGACGAAAAAACGGCGATCGCTAACCATTTAACTATGGAAGTTTCAAATGCTGTTTCTGAGAAGGAGTTAGGTTTGGTTAATAGCAATGCAGAGTTAGCAAAGGAAAATAGTGAGCTTAAGAGTGAAATTGAAAATCTTAAGGCAGCTGTAGCTCCTATTGAAAACACTGATGCATTAGCTAATGTATCTCCTGAAGTAAAGGCAATGATTGAAGATGCTAATAGGAAAGCTGCTGAAGCCACATTGGCTTTGGAGAACATGAATAATGAGAGGGAACTCGAAAAATTCGTGAACAAGGCTAAAGCATTTGATAAACTACCTATCAATGCTGCTGAAATGGGTGTAGTATTTAAAAACTTTGCGAAAGCAGATGAAGAAGGCTTCCAGAAATTAGAAGCACTCTTAAATGCTACAAACAACCTAGTAACAGCTAGTAATGTGTTCGCAACTGCAGGAACTAGCACACACAGTGCTACAGGAACTGCGTACGAGCAGATGCAAGCAAAAGCAACTGAGCTAGTAGCTTCAAATAAAGATCTTTCAAAAGATCAAGCAATGGCTCAGGTAATGAGAAATGAAACAGAGTTATATCAACAGTATATCAAGGAAAGAGAGGGTGAAGAATAATGTCATATGCATATGAAGTTCCAAACGGAAGAATCACGTTGAAGGCTGCTGCTGATCATAGCGCAAAAAGATACTACGCTGTTGTTGTTGACAGTAATGGTAAAGCTGCTATCGCTGGAGCAGACAAAGTAATCGCTGGTGTTATTAGAACTCCAGAAGCATCTGGAATAGGCGAGGAAATAGTTACACAAGGAATTACTTTTGCAATATTTGGAGCACAGGTAGCAGCTGGTGCTAATGTCTCCACTGATGCAAACGGTAAATTTATTACTGCAGTTGCAGGACCTGTAGTAGGTATTGCAGTTGTAGGCGCAGCAGCTGATGGAGACATCGGTTCAGTATTACTACGATAATTTTAGAGGATAAGGAGGAATAGTCAAATGCCAACTAGAGCACAAACGCACATAGACAAAGCACTCACAAGTTTGAGTGTTGCGTATATCCAAGGAAACAGTCAGACCTTTGTAGCTGACAAAGTATTTCCAATGGTACCTGTTATGAAACAGTCAGACAGATACTTCATGTATAAGAAAGAAGATTGGTTCAGTGATGGAGCAGCTGAACGTGCAGCAGGAACTGAATCTGCTGGTGGAGATTACGACATCGATAATACTCCAACTTACTTCTGTACTAAATATTCTTACCACAAGGATGTTACAGAAGAGGAGAGAACAAACACTGACAATCCTCTTAACGCTGATCAAGATGCAACTGATTTCGTAACTAACAAGTTACTTATCAGAAGAGAAGTATCTTGGGCTGCTAAGTATTTCGTTACTGGAATTTGGGGAAAAGAGTATGCAGGGCAGGCAGCTGCAGATGCTACTCACGTAAAATTCTGGAACGATCCTGCTTCTACTCCAATTGAAGATATTGCGACAGCACAATCTGACATTGCTGAATTAACAGGATTCAAAGCTAATAAGCTAGTTCTTGGTCAAAGAACATATGATGCACTTAAGAATCACCCTGACATCCTTGACAGAATCAAGTACACTCAGAAGGGTATGGTTACTCCTGATTTGCTTGCTGCTCTGTTTGAAGTTGATGAAGTGTTGATCGCCTCTTCAGTACTTAACAATGCTGCTAAAGGTAAAGATGCTTCAATGAGCTTTATCTTTGGTAAGCACGCATTGCTTTGCTATGCTGCACCAAGACCAGGTTTGAAAACACCTTCTGCTGGTTATACTTTTGCTTGGACTGGCTTGCTGGGAGCTGGAGCTTATGCAAACAGAATTTCCAGAATCCCTGCTCCATTACTTGGAGAAGGAACAGAGAGAATTGAAGGAGATATGGCTTTCGATCAGAAGCTTGTTGCTGCTGACTTAGGTTGCTTCTTCAAAGAAGTAGTACAGTAATGTACACAGTTAACAAGGTGGTTAAAGTCAAAGGTGTTGTATATGGCCCTGGAGACACACTTCCTGAAACTTTTACTGAACGTGATGTCCGTAGACATACCTACAGTAGAAGATTCGTTAAGATCGAAGAGACACTGGAGCCACAAGCTCCAGTAACTCTAGACCTTGACCCCATTAAGGAAATAGAGGAAGTCAAGCTCCCAGAGCCAGTAAAGACACCTATAGTTCCTCAAAATGCCGCCCCAGTGATACCTGCGGCACCAATTACAAACAATGGTACTGTTAAACCAGTAGTGAAGTAGGTGATGTGATGGCTTGGACATACGATCCAACACAACTAGGAACTAGCACGCTCATGCAGGTGAGATTTGAAATAGGTGATACAGATACAACAGATCAATTGCTTCAAGATTCTGAAATACTGTATGCTGCTTCAGTAGAAAATGGAATAATGGGGGCAGCAGCAAAATGCTGTGAAGCATTAGCTCGTAAGTTTGCTAGACTCGCCGACCATAATCTAGGGCCTGCAGGAGTAAAAGCCAGTCAACAATTTGATCACTACAATGGATTAGCTAAAGAACTTAGAGGCAATATAATTGCTTTTAATGCTCCAACTGCAGGTGGTATTTTCAAAGCAGATGAAGATGACACAGATGTTAAAGATTCAATATTTAGCATTGACATGATGGGTGATGAAGGAGGTGCATAGATGGATAAGCTACTTAAGGCGTATTTGAAACAGAATATTGTCCTTACATCTTTTATATCAAGAGATGGAGCTGGTGATGCTACCTATGCTGCCCCTACAACTGTAAAAGGATTCCTTACAGGAAAGACTACAGTTGTTATAAGCCTGACAGGTGTGCAGCGAGTATCAAGTCAAGTCATCTACTTTGATGAAATTACTGGACCTACTATTAAAGCTGAAGACTTAATGACTCTTCCAAATGGCAAAGAATTCACAGTAACTGATTACAAGCCATACTACAATAGGAAGGGAGAATTTGATTACGTGGAGGTGTATCTCTAATGGCCGAGATTAAAATAAACTTTTCAGCTACGGCTATCTTGAAAATGGGTACACAAATCGCAAACACATTCGAACGTATTATTGAAGGTGGTAAGGAAACAGCTATGGAGCTAGCAGAAGAGATTAAAGCTGAGAGTCTCAAGCAGGTGCCTCGTTCTACAAGTACTCTAGCGGACACAGCATTCGTGGAAATTTTAGAGAATGATGATGAACACATTAGAGTAAGAGTAGGATATGGCGGAAATGCAGACAAATTTAATCCTAAACAGAAAAAGTTTGCTTCAGAGTACATGGTGCCAGTACATGAAAGACTTGATAGAAAGCACCCTATAGGAAAAGCTAAGTTTCTAGAAGATCCAGTAAATGAGATCTCAGATATATTCGAGCTTAGGATGCAAGAAGAAATGCGCAACCGAGCTCATGTAACATAGGAGGACATATGGCTACACTACTTGAAGATATGGTAACATACCTCATAGCACAAGGTATTGTAACAGCAGATGGTACAGACATTTGGAGAGATAGTAGCCCAGATACGCCTGATACAGCTGTTGTACTTTACGAATATGCGGGTAGAGGTTCTTCTATTGGAGACGTAGCTACTGTTAGATCAATCCAAGTTACAGCTCGAGCTAAGAGGGCTGTAGATGCTAAGGCTAAAGCTAATGCTATCTATAAGTCTCTGATTAAAGAGAAAGAACCTATTGTATATTTAACTACAACTAGATATACAGTATTAAAGGCAAGACAAACACCTTTTAAAATAGGTGTAGATGAAAGCAATAGAATTATATATGGGTTTAATCTAGCCGTTACCACAACCAACGACTAAGAAAGGCGGTGTTCATATGTCTACACAAATAGGTTTAAGTAAATTGCATTACGCACTAATGACTTCTGACCCTACTGGCGGAACTCCTGTGTATGCTGCTCCTGTAGCATTTGTAGGAGGAGCTATTCAAGCGAACATCAATCCAAACACTAGTATGGAAACATTGTTTGGTGATGATGGTCCAATGGAAGTAGCTACAAGTTTAGGACAAGTTGAACTAGAGATAGTACAATCTGATCTTACTCTTGAGGAGCAAGCAATTTTGCTTGGTCACACACTTTCAGGTGGAGTATTGCACAGGAAAAGTACTGACGTTCCTCCTTGGGTAGCAATAGGTTTCAAAACACTGAAGTCTAACGGTAGCTATAGATACGTATGGCTAGCTAAAGGAAAGTTCAGTCTACCTGAAATGAAACATGAAACAAAAGGCGATTCTGTCTCCTTTCAAACTCCTACATTAAAAGGTTCTTTCGTTAAGAGAGATGCTGACGATGAGTGGATTAAACAAGCAGACCAAGATTCAGCTACTTATGTATCATCTATCGGAACTGATTGGTTTAATGGAGTATATACAGTAGATACAGTTGCACCTACTGTTACTTCAGTACCTGCTGATGCTGCTACTGCAGTAGTAGTAAGCGCTAATGTAGTATTCACCTTCAGCAAAG